ATGCAAGTCCGCCGCCTGACTCCGGTGGAATGCGAGAGGTTGCAAGGGTTCCCAGATAACTACACCAACATACCGTGGAGAAAAAAGGACGAGTCACCAGACGGCCCCCGATACAAAGCACTAGGAAACTCAATGGCTGTGCCAGTCATGCACTGGATAGGCAAACGTATCCAGATGATAGAGGATATGAACAAATGATACCAGTGGCAAAGGAGGCGTACATGACGCCGTATGAATTATTGACCATGGGGTTCTACCTCTTCCCGGTCGCCGGGAAAATGCCCCTGGTCAAATGGACAAAGGAGAGTACAGATGACCCGGAACAAATCAGAAAATGGGAAACCCTTAAAGCACGAACAGGTTGGGGAGTTGATTGCGGAAAGTCAGGACTTGCTGTTCTTGATATTGACAGCGGAAAAGTGTCTACGGCGCTCGATTGCCTTACTGGGCTTGAATTTGAATACGGAGATCTACCCAGGACACTCACCATCCGCACCCCGTCTGGAGGTTATCACCGCATTTATAAAGGCGGCATCAGAAATTCGGCGTCTAGCAAACTTGGGGCTGGGCTTGATACCCGTGGGAGTGGTGGATTTATTGTCGCCCCGGGATCCCCGGGATACGAAGTCATTGACCAGACCATCATCGATGAAGTCCCGTCCTGGCTTGTCGATCTAGTAGGACGCCCCGCCGAGCGCACCGAGATACCGGAGCCAGAGGACGTTGCGGTCGACTCAGATACCGCCGTTCAACTCGCCACCCGCTTCCTGCATAACGCCGAGCCGGCCATCGAAGGACTGGGGGGGGATCTGCTTACCTACAAGGTGGCCTGCGGTATCCGTGACTACGGGGTCAGCAAAGAGATGGCCCTCGAGCTCATGCTCGAACATTGGAACGACACCTGCTCTCCGCCCTGGTCGGCCGAGGAGCTCGACGCCAAGATCCGCAATGCCTACCACTACGCCGCGCAACCGCTTGGAAGTGCGAACCCGGAGAACGTCTTCGAGCCCTTCGAGGACAGTACGCCTCCGGAATCGACAAAGGCATTGAAACCATTATTTATCGACGCCCATGACCTTATCAGGAAAGAGCTCACGATCAACTACCTGATCCAGGGCCTCATCGAGACACCAACCACCGGCCTCATCTTCGGGGATCCAGGCGCCGGTAAATCCTTCCTGTCACTCGACATGGCACTGGCGGTGGCCTTCGGTTCCCAATGGATGGGAGCCATGGCCGCGCAGGGCAGGGCGCTGTACTTCAACGGCGAGGGCCACGTCGGGGCTGCCCGACGCATCATGGCCTGGCTGAAACATTACGGGCATGACGACATTCCGCCAGGACTCTTCACCCTCACCCAGCGCAGGATCGAGCTGACCGAAAAATCCGTCATGCAACTCGAACCGCACATCAAGGCTCTGACCGATAAATACGGGCCGCTTTCGCTCATCACGGTCGACACCCTGGCCCGACATCTCTCCGGAGAGGCGGACGAAAACAGCGCCAAGGACGTCGGCGGATTCATCAACGCGGTCGATTATCTCAAGGACCGATTTCAATGCACCGTGGCGGTCGTCCATCACTCCGGCAAGATGAACAAGGAATCCTCCAGGGGATCTTCGGCCATTAAAGGAGCTCTGGACTGGGAGTTTAAGGTCGCCCCGGGGGAGATAAAATTCACCAAACAGAAGGAAGGCGAGCTGCCGGAACCGATGGGATTCGTCCTGGAAAGCGTCGATCTGTCCAACGGAGTGCGCTCGGCGGTTCCGATCCTGTCTCAGTACGATCCGACCCATGGGAAGTCGGCTAGTTTAAGTTCGGACGCCCAGTTAGCGTTCTCGATACTCCAATTTTCCATCTCTTCTGGCAATGGGGCGTTCGTTACCGAAAATGAGTGGAGAAAGGCCTTTTATGAGGCTCTGGGCGATGATGTCAAGGATGACACGAAAAGACAGAAATTTGGCCGTGTAAAGAAGCAACTGCTCGATAGCGTGACAATCAAGTATGAAGGCGACAAGATTATAGACATTTCGTTAGTTGAGGGTGACACCCCGTTTTAACGGAGATTGTATGGCTGGCAAATCACAAAGCGTGACAGAGCGTGACAATAGCGTGACAAGATTTTCGAGCATTTTGTCACGCCCGACATTAGCGTGACGTGACGTGACACACACCTTAAGGTGTGTCACGCTGTCACGATGTCCTGTCACGGTACATGTAACGGAGAGGAATTAAACCATGGGGAAGAGGATGGCAGGGACGCCCCGCTCGAAAGTGAGGGCCGCCCTCCGACAATTGTGGCTGAGATCCAGGGAGAGATCCGCCGCACTCAAACGGGAGGGGAACCGCTGCGAGGAATGCGGGGCGAAACAATCCGTGGCCAAGGGGAAGGAAGTATCCCTTGAGGTGCATCACCTGGATGGCATCGTCTGGGAGCAATTGATCGACCAGGTATATGAGATGCTCCTGTGCGATCCATCCCGGCTGAAGGTGTACTGCAAGAAGTGCCACGACAAAGAACATGAATTCGAGGAGGCTATCAAGTGATCATCGGCATAAGCGGAAAGATGGGGACCGGAAAGACTACCCTGGCCCGGCACCTGGTCAAGACACTCGGGGGAGAGGTGATGTCGATTGCCGACGCCCTGCGGCAGGAAGTAAAGGAACATTTCGGAATACCCATGGGCACCATGACCGACCAGGAAGCCAAGGCCACCCTGGTGATACCGGTGGGGTTCAAGGACATGCTACTGCGGGAGCTCCTCCAGTGGTGGGGCGCAGAACGGAGGCGCTCGGATCCGGACTACTGGATCAAGCAGCTGCTCCACAAAGCAGGCGAGGGGATCGTCCTGGTAGACGACGTGCGGCATCGTAACGAAGCCAGGGCAATCCAGGCAGCGGGCGGACACGTCGTGCGGATTGATCCCTATCCGGGCTGGCAGTCATCCGTCGGTGCGGATCATCTGAGCGAGACGGACCTGGACGACTACGACTATTTTGACATGAGACTCAAACCGAAATACGGAGATTTATATAAAACTGCATTCACGATTAAAAAAGAATTGACAACGTAATTATGTTGCTGGAGAAAGGAAGCAATACCACTCGGAGGTGATGCGTGCTCAACAAGGATCTGGCAACAACCATACTCGGACTGATTATTGCTGCGGCCACTGCTGCCATGCCCATTGTCGAGGTAGCCCAGGGCACCTGGACTTCAACTACAATCTGGCAGCTGGTATCGGCTGTCGGCATTGCGGTCTTCGGCTACATTACCAACAAAGTCAATCCATCGGCTTAATGGAGTGGGGCGCTGCCATAGCGGCTGCCATCGGCATCATCGCATTGGTGCTGAAGCAGTACTATGCCGGCGCCCCGAACCGCATGGAGGAAAAGCGTGATGAGGATATCCAGCAAGGGCGTCGCGATATTGCTGACGGGAATGTTGATGCTGTCAATGAACGTATTGACCGGCTGCTCCCATCAGAGGACAGTGGTCCTGCAAGGGAACACAATCCAATCGATCTCACCTTCCGAGTCAGTAACAGTACAGGGGCCCGCATATTGCCTGGGCCCGGAGACACTGGCAAAGCTCCTGGAAAAAGCTGAAGCCTGCGATGGTAAGAAGTGAAGAGGCGCTACGTTGCTGTGAATGAGAATGGGAGACGGATCGGGGAAACCCATCCGCGTTCAACCATCTCTGACGAGCGCGTAGATTATATCAGAGGGCTGCATGAGGACAACGGCTGGAGCTATGAGAGGATCAGCAGGAAAACCGGGATCCCGATATTTACGATAGCCAAGCTCTGCCGGTACGAACGAAGGAATCAGACACCCGATCGATGGGTCACGCTGAGTGATTAACTTGAAAAAATAATCAGAGGTATATCATGGCCTTAGGAGGAGCAAGACCTGGCGCCGGCCGTAAACCGGGTCAGAAAAGCAAGAAGACACTTGAGCGGGAAGCCATTGCGGCTAAGAACCTCGACCAAGGCATCACGCCTCTCGAGGTCATGCTGACTGCGATGCGCCGGGCCGTCGATGCCGAGGACTGGCGGGAAGCCGCGGCCCACGCGCGCGACGCTGCCCCTTATCTGCACCCGAAGCTCTCGAACGTGAGCATGGATTCCAAGATCTCCGGCGGGATCCAGATCTCGTTTGTCAATGAGTTCGAGTGACCCTGTTCGTATAGGCCACCCGTTCCGCGCATGGCAACGGGAGTGCGCCTCCCTCTCCACCGGCAAGCGGTTTGTCGTCCTGGTGCTCCACCGCCGGGCGGGCAAGACCGAGCTGGCCTTAAAGAAGCTCATCAATGCGGCGGTCCGAAATGACAAGGACTTGCCGCTTTACTTTTATGTGGCCCCATTGCTGAAGCAGGCCAAGACAATCGCCTGGACCAGGCTGAAGCAAATGGTGGGGCCGCTCCTTCCTCACGTCGAGATCAACGAGTCTGACCTCTCCGTCAAGTTCGCCCACAACGGCGCAGTGCTGCGGCTGTACGGCGCCGACAACCCGGACGCCATGCGGGGCGTACGCCTCGATGGCTGCGTGATCGATGAGGTCGCGCAGGTAAAGCCCGAGGTCTGGGAAGAGATCATCCGCCCTGCCTTGTCTGACCGCGCAGGCTGGTGCTGGTTCTTGGGAACACCCAAAGGCATCAACCTGTTCAGCGCGCTCTATTTTGGTGCATCGAGCAGGCCGGAGTGGGCGGCCGCCCGCTACACGGTATACGATACGGACGCGCTGCCCCAGGCCGAGATCGAGCGCATGAAGGCCGAGATGAGCGAGCAGGCATTCGCCCGCGAGTTCCTGTGCGACTTCGCCGCGGCTGGGGATGATCAGCTCTTGTCGCTGACCGACATCGAGACGGCGGCCCAGGTGACATACAAGACGGGCGAGATGGACTACGCGCCGAAGATCCTGGGCGTCGATCCGGCCAGGTTCGGCAATGACCGCTCCGTCATCGTCCCGCGCCAGGGTCTGCAGGTATTCAGCCCTCTCGTCTACCGCGGCCTGGACAATATGGAGTTCGCCTCCCGGATCGCGCAGAAGATCGAGGACTGGCAGCCCGACGCGGTCTTCATCGACGTGGGTCAGGGCGCTGGAGTCATCGACCGGCTGAGACAGCTCGGCCATGACGTCATCGAGGTCAATTTTGGCGGCAAGGCCATCGACGGCCGCTACGTCAACAAGCGCACCGAGATGTGGCATCTGATGGCCGAGGCGGTACGCGCAGGCCTGGCGATCCCGAACGACAACGGGCTCAAGCTCGAGCTCGCCACCCCGACCTACAGTTTCGATTTGCAGAACCGCATCAAGCTGGAGTCGAAGGATGAGATCAAGAAGCGCATGCCCGATGCGGCGAGCCCCGACCTGGCCGATGCGCTCGCCCTGACCTGGGCGCAGCCCGTCGCCAAGCACAACCCGTTCGCCAGCTCGAAGACCAGGGATTACAACCCATACGACATGGACGAAAAAAGACGTACCCATGTAATAGACAGGTGGAGGTAGAGTGTGACCATCCGAAAAGCTACCCTGGAAGATATGCCGCAGCTACTGGCCATGGGTGAGCAGTTCGCCCAGTATGCACCATACGATGTGAAATACTCCGCCGCCAGCACCGAACAGTTCCTGATCGGTCTGTGGAATATGGGCGGGGTGACGTTAGTCAGCGAGGTAGACGGACGGATAGCCGGAGCGATCTGCGGGGCTATTTCTCCCGTATGGTACGCGCCGTCCACCAGGATCGCCGGCGAGCTGGCATGGTGGGTCAATCCGAATCACCGGGGCGGCCGACATGCGATAGGTCTCGTCAAGGCCTTCGAGCAGTGGGCGAAGGACAACGGCGCATCATTCGTGAGCCTGTGCGATATGCGTATAAATGGAGATTACCCAGCCGGGCCGCTGTTCGAGCGTATGGGATACCATACCGCTGAACGCACCCATACAAAGGAGATATAGCATGCCAGTCGCCACTTCAACAGCAATCCTGATCGCAGCCGGGGTCGCCGCTGCATCCACTGCGTACTCAGCATACGCCCAGAACGAGGCCGCCAAGGATCAGCGGGCAGCCCAGGACAAAGCGACAGCCGAAGCCGATAAGAACGCCAAGTTGGCCGATGAGGCTTCCAACCGCGCCAACCAGAAGCGCCCTGATGTCAACGCCATCATGTCCGCTGCCAGCCAGGCAGCCAAGGGCGGAGCATCCGGCACCATGCTGACAGGCCCGCAAGGCGCTGGTGCTGACGCCGGATCGCTCGGCAAGACCAGCCTCCTGGGAGGTTAAGATGTCCCAGTTCCCATCCGACGCACAATCGAATCCCAAGACCCCGACGCGCGACAAGCTCTTCACCAGGTGGGGCATGTTGAAGTCCGAACGTGCGACCTGGTGGGCCCACTGGCAGGAGATCACCCAGTACTTGCTGCCCCGTTCGGGGCGTTACTTCGTCCAGGATCGCGACAAAGGCTGGCGCCGTCACAACAACATATACGACAACACGGGCACCCGAGCCCTTCGCGTTCTTGGTGCCGGAATGATGGCCGGAGCAACCTCCCCTGCCCGGCCATGGTTCCGGTTAAGCACAGGTGATCCGAATCTCAACCAGTACCAGCCGGTCAAGGTCTGGCTCAACGATGTTACCCAGCTGATGCAGACCGTCTTCCAGCGCTCCAACACCTACCGCTCCCTGCACCAGATGTATGAGGAGCTCGGTGCTTTTGGTACGTCCGCCTCTATTCTTCTCCCTGACTACAATAATGTGATCCACCACTACACGCTGACCTGCGGTGAGTATGCCATCGCTACCGACTGGCAGGGCCAGGTGTGCACCCTGTACCGCGAGTTCGAGCGGCCGGTGTCTGAAGTGGTCAAGCAGTTCGGCTACAAGAATTGCTCAACGACTGTCCAGAACATGTACGACCGCGGATCCCTCGACCAGTGGATCCGGCTGATCCATGCCATCGAGCCGCGGGCGGACCGCGACACCCGCAAGAAGGACGCCAAGAACATGCCGTGGATGTCTGCTTACTTTGAGGTGGGCGGCAACCCGAACAAGTACCTGCGCGAATCGGGCTTCGAGCTCTTCCCTGGCCTGGTGCCCCGCTGGGCCGTGTCCGGTGGCGACATCTACGGGAACTCCCCGGGCATGGAAGCCCTGGGCGACGTCAAGCAATTACAGCACGAGCAGCTCCGCAAAGCGCAGGGTATTGACTACAAGGCCCGTCCGCCCCTGCAGGTGCCGACCTCACTCAAGAACCGCGAAGTGGACATGATGCCAGGCGGCGTCACCTACTTCGACCCGTCCGCTCCGCAGGCCGGCATCAAGACTCTTTATGAAGTCAACCTGGATCTCAGCCATCTGCTCCAGGACATCATGGACGTACGAGACCGGATCAACAGATCGTTTTATGCGGACCTTTTCCTCATGCTGGCAAATGCGACTGATACGCGCATGACTGCAACGGAGGTGGCCGAGCGCCACGAGGAAAAGCTCCTGATGCTGGGTCCAGTCCTTGAACGGCTGCACAACGAGCTGCTCAATCCGCTCATCGAGACCACCTTCCATTACATGGTCAAGGCGGGCATTCTGCCCCCGCCTCCCGAAGAGATGAAGGGAGTGGAGATCAATGTCGAATTCGTCTCCATGCTCGCGCAGGCCCAGAGGGCCGTCGGAGCTAACAGTGTGGATCGTTTCGTGGGTAACCTTGGTGCTGTTGCTCAGTATAAGCCTGACGTACTCGACAAGTTCGATTCGGACAAGTGGGCTGAAGCGTACAGCGACATGCTCGGAGTGGATCCGAATCTTATCGTCGCAGACGACAAGGTAGCGATCATCCGCCAGCAGCGGGCCCAGGCACAAGCCCAGGCACAACAGTCCGCCCTGGCCGAGCAGCAATCGAAGACCGCAAAGAACCTGGCGCAATCCCCGATGGGGGGCGACAGCAACGCGCTTGAAGGCATTTTATCCCAATTCAGCGGTTACACCTAAGAGGAGATTGACATGAGCTACCTCAACAAGGCACCCAATTCCCCGTTTGTCTACGATGAGAACAACGAGCTGATCGGCGTCGTCAACAAGGCCGGAAATCTGCGGCTTTTAGAGCTTCGCTTACCGTATGACGTACTCCCGGTCAGCGGCGTGCAGGCTGCCTACACCATCGCCCAGGATGAAGAAAGCCTGATCGTCCTGACCGCCAATGAGTATGGCGGCGCTGGCAATGACATCACGGCGACCGCCACCCAGCAGTCCGGCGCAAGCAAGGCGCTTTCTGTCTCGGCGACCGGAAATGCCATAACAATCCTGCTCGGCACCAGCAGCGGATCCGCGGCCAACACGACCGTAGCCGACCTGATTGATGCCATCAACGCCGACACCAACGCCTCGGCCCTGGTCACCGCTTCGCTCTATACCGGGGCGGATGATACGACCGTTGTTGCGGCATTCGACATCACGCTCGAGGATGGCGTCAACGTAACGGAAGGCCCCGTGGGCTGCATGGCTACCGACGGAGCGGGCACATACCGCAAGGAAGGCGCACAGAGCTGGGTGCCCGGACGCCACATCGGTGCATTCAGTGACAGCACCACCCAGGTGAATGCAGGCGCAACCTCGGCCAACGTGATGACGTTCGACACGACAGATATCGCCCTGGGCATCCAGGTTCTTGAAGACTCCCAGATCACGGTGAGCAAGGCGTCCGTTTACAACATCCAGTTCTCCGCACAGTTCGCAAGGGCTGAAGGAGTAGCGGGCTTCTCGACAGCTGATGTATGGCTGGCTGTCAACGGAGAACCGCTGGCGAGCAGCCGAGGCGCGGTCAACGTGCCCCAGAGCGGAGGCAAGTCCATCGCCGCATGGAATTACGTTATCGAGCTCGAGGCCGATGACTACATTGAGCTGTACTGGTCGAGCACCGACGAGGATATGGAGATGTGGTCCGATGAGGAAGCCGAGGATCCAACACGCCCGGCGATCCCGTCGATTATCCTGACCGTAACGGAAGCGGTGTAAATAACAGTACCCATGAGAATAAACACTAAGAGTATAAACCAAGCATGAACAGCACCTATGATCCACTCGACCTCAAAGGCCAGACCGACGCCCTGGATGACAAAGACACCAAGGCGCGGCTGGTCCGTGAGGTGGAGGAATCTGATTTGAAATGGTTGATGAGCAGTAAGCGGGGCCGCCGGATCATCTGGCGCCTCCTGTTGCAGGCTGGTGTGTTTCAGCCCGTGTTCCATCCGACGGCAATGGTAATGTCGTTCCAGGAAGGCAAGAGGAATTACGGACTGCAAACCTTACAGGCTGTCAATACATACTGCCCCGACCTATACCCTACGATGGTGAAGGAGAATGCACATGGAAGAGAATCTGATGGAGCAAGCCACCCAACCCAATGAAGGCGAGCAGACATCGACTGAGCCCGAGCAGCAGGGATCCACTGACCAGGCTCAAGAGCAGCAGCAGGACCAGCAACAAGAGCAGGAAGAGGTAAAAGCACCCGAAGGCGCCCCGGAGAAATATGAGCTGAAGGCACCGGAGGGCGAAGAGTTTGACAGCTCTTTTTTGAAGACATACGAAGAGACGGCCCGGGAGCTCAACATGACAAACGAGGCCGCCCAGAAGATGATTGACAAGCTCTCCCCGGTCCTGCAGCAGCAGACCGTGGAACGGATCGAAGCGATCCGCAGCGAGTGGGCTGAGGCCAGCAAGTCCGACAAGGAATTCGGTGGAGCGAAGCTCAACGAAAACCTGGCGGTGGCCAAGACGGCTCTCGATAAATTTGGCACCCCGGAGCTCAAGCAGTTGATCAATGACTCGGGGATTGGAAATCACCCAGAACTCATCCGGTTCTTTTACCGGGCAGGCAAGGCCATCACGCCTGACGACTTTGTCGGCGGGCACCAGGAGGGCAAGGCCGCCCCTAAAAACTTCAACGAATACGCATCAGCACTTTATTCCAACTAACAAGGAGAAAGAAACATGGCAACTACAGCACTTACCGCAACGAACCTGACCCTGGCCGATTGGGCCAAGCGCGTTGATCCCGATGGCCGTGTACCCATCGTGGCCGAATTGCTTTCACAGTCCAACGAAGTACTCGAGGACTGCGTGTTCAAGGAAGGCAACCTGCCTACCGGCGAGCGCGTCGTCATCCGTACGGGTCTGCCGGAAGTTTACTACCGCGCACTCAACCAAGGTATCCCTTCAAGCAAGTCAACGACTGCCCAGGTAGACGAAGGCTGCGCGATCCTCGAGGCACGTTCCGAAGTGGACAAAGACCTCGCAATGCTCAACGGCAACACGGCTCAATTCCGTCTTTCCGAAGACACCGCTTTCTTGGAGGCGATGAACCAGGAGATGGCATCCTGCCTGTTCTACGGCGATCCGGGCACAGACCCCAAGAAGTTCCTGGGCCTTGCAGCACGTTACAGCGACAAGTCTGCAGGCGGCAACAAGCAGAACATCATCGATGCAGGCGGCACGACTACTGGCGGATCTTCCGTCAACACTTCTGTCTACCTGGTAATCTGGGGCGACAACACTGTCTACTGCCCGTTCCCTAAAGGCTCCAAAGCAGGCCTCATCCATGAGGACCTCGGCGAGCAGACCGTGTACAACAGCGACGGGACACGCCTCCAGGCATTGGCTACCCGTTACCAGTGGAAGAACGGCCTGGTCGTTAAGGACTGGCGCTATGTTGTCCGTATCGCCAACATCGACACGACCCACCTGATCGCACAGAGCGACACCCAGGCAGCCAGCGCTTCCACTGCGCTGATCAAGCTTATGGCCCGCGCTCTTTACCGCATCCCTAACATGGCCATGGGCCGCGCGGCATTCTACATGAACCGTACCGTCCACTCCGGCCTTGCTATCGCTGCCCTCGACAAGAGCCAGTACGTCCTCAAGATCAACGAAGGCCTGAGCCAGTTCGGCACACCGTACAGCTGGCTGTCATTCCTCGGAGTACCACTCCGCCGTGTTGACTCACTGCTGAACACCGAGGCTGCAATTTAATCATAGGGGGCGGTCCGCCGCCCCTTCACCCTTTACTTAATTTCGAGAGGAGAAACAAACCATGATCACCGATAAGAACCTGCGCGTCAGCGAAGATCAAGTCCTGACACTCAACGCCACTTCGGCGCTGTCCACTTATTCCATCAACCTGTCCCACGACACCGACACCACTGGCGTAACTGGCAAGGGCGGCGGCGTCCGTGACCTTGGCGAAGGCAAAGAGCTGTTCTTCAACTTCGCAATCACCACCGCTGTGGCATCCGCTGCTACCAGCGTGACCTTCGAGATCGTTGCTGCCGACAACGCAGCCCTGACCACCAACCTGGTTGTCCTGGCTTCCACCGGCGCGGTCGGCTACGCAAGCCTCACTGCTGGCGCCAACATCGTCCTTCCTGTCCCGCCGAAGATCGGTTCCACGGGAAAGGCTTACATCGGCGCACGTTACACCACCGCTGGCGACAACAGCGCTGGCACGGGCAAGGTAACCACCGACATCGTTGAAGCTATCCAGGATGGTAAGAAGTTCTACACCTCCGGCTTCAGCGTGAAGTAACGGGAGGACGACATGCCGAAATTCAAAGCTCTCCAGAAAGCCTTCGTCTTCGGGCGCCTTATATCCGAAGGCGAAGTATTAGAGCTGGCTGATGCGGATCCGGGGTACTTGTTTGAGTTGGTAGAAGACGAGGACCTGGGAGACGAGCCGGCTGAAGCATCCGCTCCCAAGCGCAGCCGCAAAAAGGAGTAGGCAGTCAGATTTACCACATGGGGGGCGTAGGTTATACTGCGCCCCCTTTTTTCTAGGAGGACAGCATGGCAAGCGACGTACAAATATGCAATATCGCCCTGGCTCACCTGGGTGATACCGCCACGGTAGCAAGCATCAACCCGCCCGAGGGATCCGCCCAGGCCGAGCATTGCGCCCGGTTCTACCCGATAGCGCGGGATACACTGCTTGAGATGCACGGATGGGGATTCGCAACCCGCCGGGCGCCGCTCGCGCTGCTGACCGCTACGATGAATCAATGGAAGTATGTCTATGCGATGCCCGCAAACGTCATCAACGTCATCTCGGTGATCCCGCCCGATGCGGTGAATGACTACTCGGCCCCATCGTATTCGTTTGATACCTATGGCTACCATGAGCCCCAGGTCAATCCCGCGGCCGCCTATTATACCCCGCAGCCTTACAGCATCGAGACGCTCTCCACGGGCGCCCAGGTGATATGCACCGACCAGGTAAACGCGCTCCTGCGCTACACGGCCTCCGTGACCGACACCACCAAGTTCTCGCCGCTCTTTACCTCTTCGCTCGCGTGGCTGCTTGCATCAATGCTGGCCGGCCCGATCATCAAGGGTGACGTGGGTGCTGCCGAGGGCAAGCGCTGCTACCAGATGTTCCAGGCCCACTTCGTCGAGGCTACCCAGTCAGACGCCGTGCAGCGCAGCATTCACCCTCAGCAAATCGTGCCCTGGATGTCCGGGAGGTAGACCGTGGCCAATGTGAAAACACTCCAGCGCTCTTTTGCCGGCGGCGAAGTCTCACCCGAGATGTTCGGCCGCATCGATGACGTCAAGTACCAGTCGGGCGCTTCCCTGCTCCGCAACTTCCTGGTCAAGCCCACCGGTCCTATCGAGAACCGTCCGGGCACCCGGCTTGTCCGCGAGGTCAAGGATTCCACCAAGGCCGTGCGACTGATCCCGTTCACGTTCAACACCACCGACACCGTGGTGCTGGAGTTCGGCGAAGAGTACATCCGCTTCCACCATAACGGCGCCACCATCCTGGGTGAGGATGACGAGCCCTATGAGGTCGAGACGCCCTACCAGGCAGCCGATCTATTTAATATCCATCACGTCCAGTCCGCCGACGTCCTGACCCTGGTGCATCCGAGCTACCCGCCTTCCGAGCTGCGCCGCTATGGCGTGACAAACTGGGACCTGGCTGAGATCAGCTTCGCCCCTACTGTCCAGGCGCCCTTGAGCGTAACCGCCACCCCGACCTGCGAGACCGCCAAGTACGACTACTACTATGTGGTCACCTCCATCGGTGTCGACGGGGTCAGTGAGTCTTCCCAGTCTGACGTGGCCACCTGCCGGGGAAACGTCTTCGAGACCGGCGGCTACAACACGATCCAATGGTCGGCCTCCACAGGCGCGACCCGTTATTATGTCTATAAGCAGCAGGGCGGCGTGTACGGCTACATTGGCAACACGACCAGCCTCTCCATGGTGGATGACAACATCGCCCCGGATCTCTCCCAGACCCCGCCCACTTACGACATTGCGTTCCGTACCAATGGCATCTCCTCGGTCCCGGTGACGGATGGCGGAAGCAGCTACGGCTCTACCTACTCCGGCGGCAACATCACTACAGTCACCATCCAGAATGGCGGATCGGGCTATACCTCGAATACCACCTACAGCCTGACTGACCCTACCGGCAGTGGGGCTGTATTGAGCATCACCCGAGACGGCTCAGGCATCATTACGGAGATCGGCGTCACAAGCGGCGGCTCGAATTACACCGCCCCGACCCTGACCATCAGCGACCCCGGCGTCGGTGGGGAAACGCCTGTGCCTGGCGGTACGGGATTCATTCTCGGTACGGTCAACGTCAACCCGCGCACCAATGCGGTCGTCCTGACTGTAACCGATGACACCGGCACCGGCGCTGTATTGTCTCCTGTCATAAGCGATGGCGAGATCATTGCGATTAACGTGGTGGATCCGGGCCAGGACTACACCGACCCGACCATAACAATAACCGCGGCTGCCGGCGGATCCGGAGCCGTCTTCGGGGCTGCCGATCTCACCGGGGCGGATTATCCTGGCGCGGTCAGCTACTACGAGCAGCGCCGCGCATTTGCCGGCACGGTTCGCCAACCCCAGAACATCTGGATGACCCGGGCGGGCACCGAGTCGAACATGAGTTACTCCC